ACTTACAGTGGAATGGGGACGGGCACGTATGATATAGCGCGTCCAGTATGGTTTATGTATGCTGCCAGTACAAGTACTTTAGTCAATGGACGCCCTGCTTACAGTAATGATTTTAAATATAATCCATCTACAAATACAATAACTATTGGTACTGGAACATTAACTGCAACATCATATAGTGGTAATGCCGCGAGTGCTTCCGCAATTTCTGCTACATTAGCAACTACAACAAAAACATACCTACTTGGTACATCAACCGCGATTACTGCTACTGCCGCGAATGTAAATTTAACCGGTGATACTGGCGTATATTTAACTACAACCGCAGGCGAACTTTCAGCCTTAAAATATTCTATAAATGATGGTACTAATGAAAAAGTTAGATTAGAATATAATTCAACAGATCAATCTTTAGACTTTATATTTATTTGACTTTTATTAATATATATGGTATAATAGAATATAGATAAAAACTATATTCTATTATACCAAGTTGGTGATTCAATGAGTTTAAAAATATGGCTACCATTAAATGGTACACTAGAAAATAAAGGTATCAGTAATGCGAGTATTACTAATAATGGGGCAACTGTAAGTACCAGTGGGAAAATTGGAAGTTGTTATTCATTTGATGGTACAAATGATTATTTATCTATATCTGATTTTAACCCAAATGCTTGGTCTGAGATTTCAATATCTTTTTGGTATAAAGCAACCACTGATATGTCAGGTTTCTTTTGTATTAGAGGAACTTCAAATAATGCTGGAACGATAAGTGTTGTTATTAATGCAAATGGTTTTAGTTTTTGTGATACCGTAACTACAGGTACTATGAAAACATTTGCATTTCCTAATGGTTTTCCACTAGATATTTGGACTCATGTAGTTTGTATTTATAAAAAGGGAGAAGTATTTATGTATTTAAATGGTGAAGAACAAATACATGATACTTCTCTTATTAATTCAAATAGAAAATTAGATGTACGTACTAGTGGCGCTACTATAAGAATAGGTAGATAGCAAACTACCAGTACTAATTATTATTATAATGGTTTATTAAATGATTTTCGTATTTATGACCATGCACTTTCTGCCGTGGAAGTTAAAGAAATTGCGCAGGGATTGGTATTGCATTATAAATTAGATAATATATCTACAATTATTTCAGATAGTAGTGGATATAATAATAATGGAACAATTATTGGAGATTTAGTTATTAATAGTGATACGCCTTGTTATTCTAATAGCGTTAAATTTAATGGTTCTAATAGTACCATAAAAGTAATAGATAATAATTGGATTGTTCAAGGCGCGCGCGAAATGACTATTAATTTATGGGCCAAATCCTCTTCCTGGTCAGGTGCACATTTATTTAGTTGTACTCAAAGTGGTGGATTTAACACAGAAAACGGTAATTCTGGTTATTTGCGTTTCCCAGTACATGCTTACACTAATTCAGAATAGACCTCAACTGCCTATAAATATGATTCAAAAGAAATATAGATTTCTGCTCTATCAACAACTGATTGGAATATGTTAACATTTGTATATGATTCAACTGGTTCAAGAACTTATATAAATGGTAATTTACATCATACATATGCGTATACTTCATATGGTATTCATTTTAATACAAGTGCTCGTTTATTCTTAGGGTGTGAAGCAAATACAGCAAGTCCAACGACACCATATTTTAATGGACAAATGAGTGATTTCCGAATTTATTGTACTTCATTATCTGAATCTGATATAAAATTATTATATAATACTAGAATGAAAATTGATAATTTACAAAATATACATACATTTGAATTAAATGAGAATGGAACTAATAAGTTAACTAAAACTGGTATCTTATATAATAATATAGTAGAACCATATCTTACCCTTCCAGATGGAAGTAATTGGAAATTATTATTATATCATTATGTAGATAATGGGAATAATTTATTCACTAAAACTAATGCTACTTATTGTAATGATTTTGGCTTATATAGTAGATTAAAAGACGTAAATAATTATACTTATGATGGTAAATATGAATTTTATGTTATTCAAGATGGAATAGAATATCGTTGGACCTAGACTTCATAGCCAACTGCTTCTTCTATCGCGGGATTAACTACTGTTAGCGGCTATACTAATCCAGTAAATGGACTAGCAAAAGCAAATCAATCTAATACTTATATTGGATATGGCTCATGGTGGGGTGCTTGTGGTTGTTGGACAAAATATTCTACTGGCGGGAAAACAGGTATTCCTGGTTTTGGCACCCACGGTGCTAATGGTATGTGTACTAAATATTTAGCTTTATATACTCGAATAGATAAATCACACGCATCTCTTATTAATTTAAGTAGTGAAGCAAATGAATTTATCGAACGCTAAGGAGGTAAAAGGAGATGGCACAACTTAAAGATACTACAATTTCCGGCAGCCTACGGGCTACTGATACTTTATATACAACGACAATGTAGGCATCAATTTTTAAAGCCCCTTCAACCAGCGGCGGCGCTACATATGGAGTCGGCACTAGTGGATAGGTATTACGTTCTAATGGAACTACTACTTATTGGGCTTCATTAGGTGCCGCCGCGGATAAAGGAGTAACAGACAATTCAACTGAAACAGCAGTAACTTCAACTGATACAAATCTTATTACTGGTCGTACTCTATATAATGCTGGCTATGTAAAATCATCTGGAGTAATAATTACAGATAGTAATTCTAAAATAATTCATAATACTTGGTTATTAGGAAATACAACTACTGGGTCTTCATACATAACTTTCTATCAAAAAAATACCACTACTTTTAACGCTGCGAATGAAGTAGCATTTATCCAAAATGGTTTATTTTCTGATGGTAGCACACGTATTGGTATGTCAGTATATAGTAATGATACTCCTAAAGCCAGCCCGCCAGTTACCGCATATTTTCAAGTTGGAGTCACATTGGGAGGAGCTTTACGTAGTTATAGTAATGCAAAGATATATGGCGCTGTTTGGAATGACTACGCAGAATATCGTTATACAAATCAAGCAGCAGTACCGGGGTCATGCGTAATAGATAATACAGACGGTACATTAAGTCTTTCTACTAAGCGCCTATAGCCAGGTGCTTAGATTGTTTCAGACACATTTGGTTTTGCTATTGGTGAAACTGATAATTGTAAAACACCGTTAGCGGTTTCAGGACGAGTTCTTGCTAAAACATTCCGCGATCGTTATGATTATAAGGCCGGGATGTGTGTTTGTTCTGCTCCCAATGGTACAGTAGATATAATGACACGAGAAGAAATACAATAGTATCCGGATTGTATAGTTGGTATTGTTTCAGAAGTACCAGAATATAAAACTTGGGGAACAGGAAATATTGAAGTTAATAAACGTATTTGGATTAAAGTAAAATAAGGTGATGTAAATGGCGTACTGTTATGTATTATTTCCAATTGGTACTGGTTCTGTTGCTGTAGCAAGGCAAACAGTTGATGCAAATGCTACACCATTCACCACCTATTGGGAAGGTTCTAAAACTTTTACTGTACCAAATGGTTACACTATCTCCGCGGCGAGTATATATTTTACATATAACGAAGATTCTTTTAGTGCTGAGCATGTAGATGTAAATGTTACTCATCGCGGGAACATAACTTGGTCTGGGTATAACTCTGATTATCAAACTTCAATTCCATTTTCTATTAATACCCCTACTGGTAATACTTCCGCAACTTTTTATTATAATATTGCAACTTATGTATATAATATAGACACAACAGCTTCCTATCGTGCTTATGAAATGCAATATACTTATACAGCTTGGATTTGTTTTAAATTAGAGATTCCAACTTTAGAAAGTACAATTACCGCCGCGGAGTTAAACGCCTTTGCTAAAATTTTTGATACTACAACTGTATCAGTTGGCAGTAATATAACACGAGCAGCCTGGCAAGCAATTGGTACAGCAATTGGGACAATGACTACTACATGGAATGGTTCTACACATGCAACTGCCGTAACTTTTGATTCTACTAAACCACTTTCTTCTAACTTACAATCTATTATTACAAATATGACAGATAAATTTTTAATCCGTTCAAGTTGAATATTTATTTTATTACTAATAAAAGAGGGAAACCTCTTTTATTAGTTTTTTGAGGTGATATTATGGCACATACAATGACTAAAAGAGGAAATATTGATAATATCGTAGCATACGAACATTTCTGTGATACAAAAGCGGACATGGCAGATATTGACCCAAAAGAAATTACTCTTGGTTCAGTTTGCGTTATTCTTCAAGATGAAACTAAAAATGATACTTTACAATTTATGTTGGCGAAAAGTGATAAGACTTGGATATATGCCTAAGGAGGGAATAATATGGATATGATTGATATTATTCTCGCAAGAGCAAAGTCTTTTACGGGTGAAACAGCAACATTAGTAAGCCAAGCGCAGGCCGCAATGAGTGATGCTAATGATATTGTTAATAGATTAGAAGCTATTGAACAAAATGCGTCAGATGCTAGTGAAGCAGCAAGCGCGGCCGCAGGTGAATTAGCAGAAATTAAAGCAGATTTTGAGGCCGCGGCAACCGCTGTTGTGGCTGAACAACTTGGAACAACAGTTGAAGATGTTGCTGATTTAAAATCAAGAACAACTACGTTAGAAAGTCAAATTGCTAATGCTGGTGGGACAGTAACGGTTACTGACGCAAATACTTCCGCAGCAAAAATTAGACAAGCAAGCGTAACAAAAAATGGTACTACTACTAATTATATAGTAGAAAAAAATTATACTAGTGAAGGAACCAATGAAGATGGCTCTATGACTTAGAAAGCCATTAAGACTTATGTTGAAAATGTAAAAAATAATTTACAATCTCAAATTAATTCTAGCGGCGGCAATAGTGGTGGAACCTCTAATCTTGGTTCTAATAATGCAGGCCAAATGGTAGTTATTGGTTCTGATGGGAATATTACTGCAAGTACCACTACAGAACAAGCCTTAATTGAACTACTTCTACGTACTGGTACATATTAGGCGCGAGATGCAGTAGGTTTAAATATTGATTATGAAAATAAATCTGTTGGGCGCACACAAGAAGCGACATCTAATACTAATTTTACTGATTACTTAATGTATAAACGTATGCGTTGTAATGTAGCAGATGATGGTACTATTACTGCTTTCTATGGAGATAATAATTATAGAGAAGATGGCTCTAATGGGTAGGTAATGGTTTATCAACCAAAATTTTATTATCAGCGCGTTCCAATTAATACTACCAATGGCTTAATGGGTAAAGTTATTCATAAAGAATCATTAATTATTTCTCCAATTGCTTAGTCAGGATTTAAACTTCATCCAGCTTTTATTGATAATGCAGGAAATGAATTAGAATATATTCTATTATCTGCTTACGAAGGCTCTGCTTATGATACTTCTGCGAATACATATCTTACTACAGACGTAAGTGGAATTAATTTTTCAGAAGATAAATTATCTTCAATTGCAAATGTTCAACCTATTAGTGGTAAAAATAATGCTTTAACAATTGATAAAGCAGAACAACTCGCTAGAAATCGCGGTGAAGGTTGGCACATTGAAACAATGCAAACTCGTAGTATTGACTAGATGTTAAGTATTATAGAATATGGTACTTTAAATCTTCAAAATGCAATTGAAAACGGCGTATGTAGTATTAATAATGCTTATGATAGAAACTATGCAAATAATACAGGTTCTACCGCGGCATTGGGTAATAACTCTGGCGCGGCAGAAAGTAGTGTAAATACAATGTTAAATACTACATATAATACAAATGGTAAGCGTTGTATCTCTTATCGCGGTGAAGAAAATCTATTTGGTAATATTTGGAAATTCATTGGCAATATAAATATTTCAGGTAATGGTGTTCAATAGGGCGGTATTCCATATATTTGTACAAATTCTAATTATTCAACTACTATTACAGACGACTATAAAAGTGTAGGCTTCTGTCTCCCCAATAATAGTGATTGGATTTCTGGTATGGGTTATGGTAATGAAAAATATGACTGGGTATTTTTACCCGCAGAAGCAAGTGGGGCCAATAGCGCAACACCAGTAGGAGATAGCATTTGGGTTACTACAAATCTAAATGGTGTTAATTATGTTGCTCATGGTGGTAATTGGTTATTCCAGCAAAAAGATGGTATATTTTATTATGCTTGCGATAAAAACCCAAGTTATTATGCTGCACCTTTTGGCGCGCGTCTTGTTTATATTCCTACTAAAAATTCTATCCATAATAATAATTATGCTTTATGGCAAAGTAAAATAGGAGGTTGATTGCTATGAAAAATTATGGTAAAGTACAAAGTTCTTCATAGCCAACAGAAGTAACTTTTACTGAAACAAAAGTATTTGTATCTTCTAATATTACTTCCTTTAATACAAATATTGGTGGATATGAAGAAAATGGTTATGAATATGATTATATTGAATATGATAAAGATGAATATATTCAATTATTATCTTCTCAATCTAAACAACTTGCAGAAGAACTTGCCGCGGCAAAAATTCTATTAGGAGTTGAGTAATTATGACATTAATTGAATTAGCAAGAAAATTACGCCCTTTAATAGAAAAGGCAGCAATTTCATTAGATGATATAGATGCGCTTGAAGCGCCGCAATTATTTCCTATTTGGAATCCAAATAAAGAAGATATGTATAATGTTGGAGATAGAGTACGTTATAATGAAATATTATATAAATGCTTACAATAGCATATACCACAAGTAGCTTGGAATCCAATTGACGCCCCAAGTCTTTGGGCTAAAGTATTAATTCCAGATGAAAATGTTATTCCTGCATGGGAACAACCTGGAAGTACTAATGGTTATATGATAGGAGATAAAGTATTATTTAATGATAAAGTATATGAAAGTACAATTGATAATAATATTTGGTCTCCCGCGGCATATCCTGCTGGTTGGCGAGAAGTCTAATATTTGACTTTTTTTAAAATTTTTGATATAATATATATGTAAGAGGGGAAATAGTTCCCTTCTTACATATTAAATATGTGGGATAGGAACCACATTATATAAGGAGAGGAACTTATATGAAATTTTATAGTGAAAAACTAAATCGTCTTTTTGACAGTGCAGAAGATTGCCAGAGTGCAGAATTTAAGGCTAAGGAACAAGAAAATCTTGATAAGATCCGCAAGGAGCGCGAAGCCGCAGAAGCAAAGGCGAAGAAAGAAAAGGAAGCCGCAGAACGCAAGGCTATGGCGGCGGAAGTAGATGAAGCGCGCAAGGCTATGGTCGCCGCTCAGAAGTCTTATCGTGAAGCAATTGAAAAGTTTGTAAAGAAGTATGGTACATATCATTATTCTACAAATAATTTTGAAGATGTGCCAACTCTCTTTGATGTTTTTGATTGGCTTCCAAAACTTCTATAAAATTAAGGGTTGAGTAATCAACCCCATGCGGGCGTAGTTCAACGGACAGAACATAGTCCTTCTAAGTCTACAATCTCAGTTCGATTCTGGGCGCCTGTACCAAAGTTCCTATTACGCCTCTTTACAATGCGCACCCAATAGGACATTTTATTAAAGGTTTCTTTTATTCTCGCCTTTCCATGGATAAGTAGAATAAACGTCGGGGCTAATTATGGTCTGCGTGAATGACCGCCATGAGTTCATAGCCATGTAAGTTAATCCGGAGTAATACTATGACGTAGGGCAACTTTTACGATAATGGAAGTTGTTAGTGGAGAATACCAGCTATCAATGGCTCGGTTTATCTTCGATATAGATATGACTTTGTAATTTCAAGAGGAAATTGCTATCCATACTAAATTACGGTTATACATTTTAAGACCCAATCTTAAATTTAATACTAAAATTTAGTATGGATATTATTTGACTTTTCTTTAAAATTCTGATATAATAGATATGTAAGGAGGAAGGAAAGAGTATGTATGAACTTGATGATTTTCTCTGTGAACCGAATTGTGAGGAACTTGAAGAAGAATTTGAAGCTTGGCTTGAGCTTCAAAATCAAGTAGAAGTTAAATATTTGACTTCTTTCTAAAATTATGATATAATAGATATATGAGATGGGGAGTTAGTTTAGGGGCTAGAATTGCTGCTTTGCACGCAGCGGACACGAGTTCGATTCTCGTACTTTCCATTTAAAGGCACATACAGCAAAATCAAAGATAATCTTTGAATCGCGAGTTCAAATCTCGTCTCGCCCCATTGGGCAAGTAGCATAGTATGGTAATGCAAAAGAATTTTATGTGCCTTGACTTTTTTTAAAATTATGCTGTAAGTATCGTAAAGAGAAAATATTTTCTCTTTATCGCAGATAGGGCAAACGGTTAAGCCGCGGCGCTCATAACGCTTGAGGAAATGGTCCAACTCCATTATCTGCGACCAACGGTTGATACCAGACCGTTAGAAGGTATCCGTTCAAGATGAGAAACATCGACGTAGTGATGTTAGGGCGAAAAGGTAGAGGCACAATGATGTCAGAAAACCCTGATGCACTTAGAGTCTAGC